TGGTATTACCAGTCTGTGATATAAAGTCTGGTATAAATCTTCTTATCTTCATTATAAACTCACCATCACCTCTAAAACTAGCAAGACCTGTTGATCCACCTAGTGGAGATCTTTGTGCTGTAATATCAAAGTCTCCAGATTTAATATTAGAAGTAATAGCTGTAGTTGCTCCACCTTTTATTTGATCTGTTCCTGTTTCATGTTCAAAATATGTCGTGCATCCATCTGTATTACCAACCACATCATAAGAATCATTACTACTCGCATCGTATTCTGTAGCATGAGGTAAGCCAAATATGGCTGAATCTTTCCATGTGCCTCTTGCTAAAGTTCCTGTAGTCCATACTGGTCTTTGTGGACTTGAGTCGAAGTAATTATAAGTCACACATCTATCGAGAACCGTTGATCCTTCTGAACAATAAAACCAAGTAATCTCACCAAATAAATTATTTAAACCTGCATTAATTAATTGTGATGCTGTAGTGTTTAAATTTGTAAAAACAAAATCTTCTACTAAACAAATCATTGATTCTAGATTACCTGCGTATTTAAAAAATCCGTTTTCAGAAAACCAATATGCAGCACCATCAACTTCAATTGCAGCATTCTGTCCAATCAATCCACAGTTTGTACCAACTTGTGCAAAACCAAATGTAAAAGGTGATCCGACAAAACGCATAGTAAACAAAGATGTATCGGACCATATATAGATAGCGTCCCTACCTCTAACTGCTCCTACAATTCTTGATCCATCTGCAAGTCTTTGTGTACCAGCTGTATTGGTTGCGGTAGGTGTATATGAATTTATATTTTCTTGATCTGAAAATCTTATAAACATTTCATCTTGAGTGGTCTTGTCACCAATAGTTGTTTCAGTTCCAAAGAATACTAAGTGACGATCTGGTGTAGATACTATCATATCTCTTGATGCAGTTGGTGCACCAGATATAATTGTAGCTCGTGTTGCTGTAGCGTTTGATGCATCGGCATTCCATTGAAAAACTTCTGCATTGTGAATCAAAGCAATTACAGTTTTACCAAAAGCATCAATACTCCAAAGACCTGGATCAAGAACTAAGTCTCCTGATGCAGCTTCACCCCATGCAACGTAATCTGATGAGTTAGTAACAGTGGCACCGCTAGAGTGTCCGGACCTTGTAGAGTTTCTAACTCCTCTTGTGATTCCTGTTAAGTCGTTTCCAGAAACTCCTGTGTAAGATATTTCTTCATTACCAACTTGAATAAAATTTGTTCCTGAAGTTGGAAAGTTAGTTGTGCTTGTTAATGTAATAGAAGTTCCCGATCCTCCAGTTCCTGCTGTGTCATCTAACAATGCACCATTTAAAGTTGTTGTAACTGCTCCCGCAGCTTCACCACCATAAGAACCTAATCCCCAGCCAAAACCTGCTAATTGTTCTGCAGGCCCTACAGTGTAATAAGCTTGAGATCTTATCCCTCCAGAAGTTGTGGCTCCTGATCCAGTTTCATTTGATGGCATGGTAATTGTAATAGTAAGTGCCGTAGCAGAAGTAACCATAAATTTTTTATCATCAAAATCAGATGCACCAAAATTAGATCCAGTTATCGTAGTAAAATTATCTAAAAGCACGATGTCATTTGCATTTAAATTATGGGGAGTTGAAAAAGTAATTGTAACTTCAGCTGATCCATTGGTGGTTGTAAAAGCGTTAGTTAAAGTAGTAGTTGCTCTTATAGGATGTATGTCATAAAACACACCACCTGTATAAGCATATAGAATTCTGTTTGTCCCTATAATTGAATATTTAATACCCTCTTTATTAACTAGATGAAACAAAGCTCTAGCTGCTCCGGTTAATTTATTATCACCTAATTGTTTCCAGCCACCTATTTTTTCAGGTGTGCCATATCTAAACCTTACATTGTCACCATCAACCCATTGACCTTCGGCTGTAGTTTCTGTAATTTGTTTGTTAAATCCTGGTTGAAATCCTATTTTCTGTAGCATAACCCCTACTTATATATAGTTTTTAGTTTTTTGGTAGTATTATATTCCAATCTAAACTAGATATCAATTCATTCAAGTAAACCTTTTTAAGCTTATTTTGTTTTAAATATTGATGCAATTCTTCTAAATCTACAATGACCCATTGGTCTTTAATATCAAAAACCATTTTTTCTGCTTTACTTGTTGTTTTTCCATTTTGAGCCATGCTACCACTAGATAATTTAAACATATCTCTAACATCAAATTTATAAAACCCATTAGTGCCTTTAATTATTCCAGCCACATTCCATGAAGTTTTTTCTTTAGGGTATTCTACAGCTTCTAGCTGTTTAGAAAATTGTTGCACTATATCCATATTGACAAATTTGTATTTATAAATTAAATTACTTTCGAATGAAAGTATATAGAAATATGTTACCTACTAAAGAATTTAAGGATTTAAAAAATAATCTTATTAATGCTAATTTTCCTTGGTATTATAATAAAGGTGTGGTCTACGAACACGAAGATAAGAAAAATTTTCAATTTACTCATAGTTTTTATATGAATGATGTAATAAATTCTGATCACTTTAAAATATTAATACCATTAATTAAAATTATTAATCCATTAACTATTGTTAGAATAAAAGCTAATTTATTAACTAGAACATCTAAAATTATAGAACATGGTTATCACACTGACTATGATGAAAATAGTCATAAACTTACTACTGGTATATTTTATTTAAACACTAATAATGGATACACTAAATTTAAAAATAAAAAGGTTGTTAAAAGCGAAGCAAATAAATATATAGAATTTAAAGGTGAAGAAAGTCATACAGGTTCTACTTGCACTGATGAAAATATAAGGGTGGTTATAAATTTTAACTATATTAGAAAATGCTATTAAAAAATTCTTATTACTGGTTTAAAGAAGTTTTAACTCCAAAGTTCTGTGATGACGTAATTAAATATGGTAACTCTAAAAGTAAAAAAATGGCTTTAATCGGAGGCATTGGTGAAAATAGAGATCTTAATAAAAATCCTCTTACAAAAAAAGAAATAAAAAATTTACAAAAAATTAGAAAATCAGAAGTTATTTGGATGACAGATCAATGGATATATAAAGAGATTATACCGTATGTAAAAATTGCTAATGAAAAAGCTGGATGGAATTTTCAATTCGATAGATCAGAAGCTTGTCAATTTACAACTTATGGTCCAGGACAATACTATGATTGGCATTGTGATTCAAACGAAGATCCATACAAAAGAGAAAACGAAAATGATCCTGAACATGGTAAGATTAGAAAATTATCTGTTACTTGTTCTTTAACAGATCCTAAAAAATATAAAGGTGGAGAGTTAGAATTTAATTTTAATAGACCAAATCAAAAGAAAAAATACAATATAAAAAAATGTATTGAAATTTTACCTAAAGGATCCATCGTTGTTTTTCCTTCTTTTGTTTGGCATAGAGTTTGTCCTGTTACAAAAGGGACTAGAAACTCTTTAGTAATTTGGAATATAGGATGGCCGTTTAAATGAGTTTAAATTATACAGGATATTTTATAACACCTATCTATGAACAAAAAATAGATAAATGGATTAAACCTTTAAACAAAGCTTGTGATAAACATATTAAACAAGCTAGAAAAAGAGACATACCATTTATAAAAAAAAGAAATAAAGATTTTAAAAGAAACTTGAAAGACTTCGGTCTTTCTGCTCACTCTGGTTCTTTGTCTGGTTTACCTGAATTTAAAGAGATAGAAGAATATGTAATTAAGTGCTCTGATAAAATATTAGATCAAATGGGTTATAATACTCAAGGTTATAAAATGTTCATGACAGAAATGTGGGTTCAAGAATTTTCTAAAAGTGGAGCAGGTCATCATGAGACACACATACATTATGATAATCACATATCAGGTTTTTATTTTTTAAAAGGATCAAATAAAACTTCTTACCCTGTATTTAAAGATCCAAGACTAGCAAAGATAATGAGTTCTTTACCAGAAAAAAATCCTTGGGATACTACGTTTGCTTCTCATGCAATTAAATATCATCCAGAACCTGGAACTTTAATTTTGTTTCCATCTTTTTTAGAACATGGATTTCCAATAGATCATGGTATAGAACCTTTTAGATTTATGCATTTTAATTTACAAGCAGTAAGGAGAACAATAATTAACAAATGAAAATAGACGATCATATTGAGAAACAAATTCTTACTGATTATTTTCTTATAGAAGGAACTGTAGAAATTGATGAAAAATATTTTATTAATAAAATTAAGAAAGGTTTTGAAAAAGAAAATAATATGAGTTTTAAAACGAATGTTAGAGACTATATGACATCTTTTGATTATTTTAATAACGATGAAAAGTTTCTTAATATATTAAAAGATTTTATAAGTTACATAGACGCTAGAATTTGGTTAAATAAGTATGTTTTAATTGATTCTTGGGGGTATTGTGTGAGAACAGGTCACAAAACAAAATTTCATCATCATGGACGTAATATGTGGTCAGGAGTTATTTACTTAAATGAACACCCTCAAGCTTTAGAATTTCCAGATATTAAAAAACAAGTAAAACCTAAAAAAGGCAAGTTTGCTCTGTTCTCTTCTTTTTTAAAACATGGAGCACAAAGACATCAAAGTAAAAAAACTAAATGGGGAATAAGTTTTAATTTAAAATGAAAGGATAACAAATGAGTTTCAAAAAAAATAAATATCAAGTAATTAGAAAAGCTTTATCACCTGAAATGACTTATTTTTGTTCAAGGTATTTTACTTTCAAAAGACAAGTCGCAACTACTTTATTTGATCACAAATACATTTCCCCATTTGAAACAATGTTTGGATCTTGGAATGATGATCAAATTCCAAACACTTATTCTCATTATGCTGATTTAGTTATGGAAGTTTTATTAGCTGAATTACTTCCTTTGATGATGAAAAAAACAGGCCTTAAACTTACACCTAATTATTCTTATGCAAGAATATATAAAAAAGGTGATGAACTTAAAAGACATAAAGATAGATTTAGTTGTGAA